CTTTCGAAACAAGGAAGGTATCTTTATCTAAAGATAAAGATAGATCTTATGAACAAATTTTCGATCATAAAACTAATCAGTGGCACTTCACACATAGGATGGTAGCAAACTATTTTAAAGAATTAAATAAACATCAGGAGTTCACATTTAACGAAGAATGTGCTGCCGACATTAAAGATACTGTACATCATAAAGATTATGACAGATATAATAATTCTCCGATAAACTTACAATGGATGAATAGACACGATCATACATTATACCATTCATTTGTTAAGAAAGAATACTGGGAAAATATATCACCGGTTGAATTAAATAGAATTAAATCTAAAATTCGTGCTGGTTTATCTAAATATAGATTAGAAAATCCAGACTGGAAAAAAATGTATGAAACTAGAGATATTTCATGGATTGCCGATATGAAGGATAATAATCCGGAAAAATATGTATCCTGGAGGCAATCTCACGGAAAGAGTCTGTCTAATTTTTATAAGGCTGGATCTGATAAGGCACTTGAATTAAAGGCCCACGCAGCATTTAACATGTTAAAAAATAAGGCTAACAATCAAACCTTGAATTTTACACAACCGATGCTTACGCGACTTGTCGAAATTGTTAAAAAACATAACTCCGATCGTATCGATACAATTAATTTAGTTAATTCTGATATTAAATTTATGCAATTATTGAAAGAGTCTAATCCTATATTAGTAAATTCTACACATAATGTAAAGAATAATAAGTTTACAAATAGTAAATTAGAACGCATGTACGATAAATTCGGATATAAAAACTGGAAAGATTTTAAGAAAAATATACAGCAGTATAATCATAGAATTACATCCATTGAGTTATTATCCGAAACCGAAGACGTAGGCACTATTACAATCGACGGTAAGGAAAAATTTCATAACTTTCATACATTTGCTATCGAATCGGGCATTTTTGTGAAGAATTCCATCCTTGAGGATTATTTCTTTGCCGTAACGAGTGAGGGTCGTGGATCTAAAGTAGAAGTATTACCAGGCGGTGAAAACTTAGGTGACATCGACGATTTACGATATTTTAATAATAAGATGCTTAGAGCGTTAGGGGTCCCAAGTTCGTACTTACCAACAGGCCCAGAAGATGGGACCGCTGCGGTAAGTGATGGCCGAGTAGGCGCAGCATTCATCCAAGAACATAGATTCTCTAAAGTTGTTGCAAGATATCAGCAACAGGTAATTATGCCGATTGACTTAGAATTTAAATTGTTCCTTAAGCATCGTGGCATTAGTATTGATAATAGTTTGTTTGAACTAGAATTTACTCCGCCACAGTCATTCTCTGATTACAGGAAACTTGAATTAGATTCAGCAAGGATTAACACATTTACTGCACTTATGGATATTCCATATGTGTCTAAGCGTTTTATTCTTAAGGAATATTTGGGATGGACAGAAGCTCAATTGGCCGAAAACGAGCGTATGTGGAAAGAAGAGCGTAGCAGATTAACCAAGACGTTTGCAGCAGAGCCAATGGGCGGCGGATCCGCACCAGCTGGATTGTCTGACGTTGGTATCACAAGTTCTGGTATTGACGATATGTCCCCAGAAGGCGGCGAGGAAGATATGACCGGAATGGAAGATCCGGGAGTATCGGATAACGAAGTCGATAGCTTCGGTCAATAATATGAGACTCGACGAGCTATTGAATAGTAATGTAAGTGGGAAAGTTATAAAACAGACTGAAAATGTGTTCATAACTTCTGCAGAAATTGGTAACAGGACCATAAGATTTTCTGCAGATAGCTATGGACCCGAACAATGGGAAATTGCGTTCTTAGAGCAATCATCCTCGAAAGGGGACACGTTTGGGACCTCGGGCTCCGGGAATGAATTACAAGTTTTTAGTTTTATTGTAGAATCTATAAAACTTTTTATATCGATGTATGCACCCGCTGAAATATATTTCACATCGGAGCCATCAGAGGGAAGCAGATCAAAATTGTACGCTCGTATGATTAAAAAGATATCTGTCCCGGGGTATACTAATTCTGTTGTGCCGAATACAGGCAATCACCATTTTCAAATTATCAGAGATAAATAGAGTTATGAACTATTTAACTAAAATCTAATGCGAGCTACCGAACTTTTGGTCGAATACTATGACCCCGCCGATGATGAATTAAGCAAGGCAAAAATGGATGATACACGTCGTCCACGCCTTACCATGATTCACTTACAGAAACTTAGAAAATCTCGTGATGCTGAAAAGTATGAAAAAGCACAACATCTAGATTTTCTACCTGATATGTATGGACAAACTGCCGCGCCAGCCGGCGGCCTATAAAGCAGCTTATTATTCTGCATTATCGATGGCTAAATAATACTTGGCTACACAAAATTTAAAATAGCCGGTTTTCCGGCTATTTCACCCTACATTATCCCGCCTCCTGTTAAATACATAGAATACCGCGAAAGTGGAATTTTAATTTAACTAATCAAGGAGAGATCGGGCATGTCACAACAACAAAAGCTTGAAAAAGTTCTGGATTTGCTATTAAGCGAAAACTCAGACAAGGCAGCTGAAATTCTCCACCAAATCATTGTAGAAAAAGCTCGTTTAATTTATGAAAGCATCGTCGAAGAAGATGATGATGAAAAATTGGATGAAGCAGATGAAGCAGATGAAGTAGGTGGCGAACCAAGTAAAGACTTTACTGATGAAATTTCATCAGATGAATCAGAAGTCGATTCAGACGAACAAAATGACGGCGAGGCCGGAGACGACGGCGAATCCGACGGCACTGACAATCCATTTGGCGATTCCGAAGACGACGGCGAATCCGACGGCGACGAAAGCACAGAAGAGCGTGTTGACGACCTAGAGTCACAACTTGCTGAACTTCGTGCAGAATTCGACGCACTAATGGGCGAAGAAATGCAAGAGCCAGAGCACATGGGCGATCCGATGGACGGCGAAGTTGAGCCAGCCATGGACGACGATATGGACATGGGTGGAATGGACGACGGAATGGGTATGGACGGCGAAGAAAAGGTTGTAGGCGAAGTTGTTGCCACAATGTTTGAAAAGAAGAAAGGCGATAAGCTTAAAGTTGCTCCACAAAAGAAAGACGTAAAGAAAGACAAGAAAGTTGACGAAGAAACGCAATTTCTTAACAAAACTGGCGATACTGGACAACGTGGTACAGCTAAACTTGTTGGAACTGGTAAAAACACACCACTAGGTGCCGAACAAACCAAGTCACCATACACAAATATTTCTCCACGTAAAGACTACGGCGGCAAGACAACAAACATTCTTGGTGGCAAGGGTACAGGCGGCGAGTACGGCAAGTACAACGGCGTTTCAGCTAAAAACGACACTCCTAGTAACAATGTGAAAGTTGCTCCTAAGAATTCTGGTGTCAGAGCTGATACAACCGCTAAGTTTACTGGTGGTAAGGCAGCTGGAACAGGATTTACAAAATCCCCTCTAACTACAAAGCCAAAGTAAGGAACTACTGTGAAAATGGCAAATAAACTGTACGAGTTCTTATCATTTGATAAGGCACACGTTCAAATATTAGAAGAGACAAACGCAAATGGCGGTAAAGACATGTGCATGAAAGGCATCTTTATCCAGGGTGACGTAAGGAACCAAAATCAGCGCGTTTATCCTGTTCGCGAGATTGCCAGAGCAGTAAGTTCTATTACTGAGAAATTAGGCAGTGGTCAATCAGTTATGGGGGAGCTCGACCATCCGGAAGAGCTATCCATTAACCTTGACCGTGTTAGTCACCTCATCACAGAAATGTGGATGGATGGTGCAGACGGATACGGTAAGTTGAAAATTGTACCAACACCGATGGGCAGCATAGTTAAGACATTGCTACAGTCGGGTGCAAAGTTGGGAGTTTCATCCCGTGGTTCTGGAAATGTCGGTGACGATGGTGCGGTTTCGGACTTCGAAATCATAACTGTTGACATTGTTGCACAACCTAGTGCTCCAAATGCATTTCCGAGAACAATCTATGAAAGTCTTTTTAACATGAAGGGTGGTGCAACTGTTTTAGGAACCGCAAGGGAAGCATTAACAGAAGCCGCTGCACAGAAACAGCTTGTTAAAGACATTCATAGGCTTATTAATGAGTTAAAAATTTAAGGGGAACTCAAGATGGCAAAGAAAATTGATGAGATCTTGAGTGAAAGCGTAGGACTATCCGAAGATGTCAGAGGCCAAATTCTTGGTCTGTGGGAAGCAAAGATTACCGAAGCGCGTGAAGAAGTTGCTGCAACACTCCGTGAGGAATTTGCACGTAAGTTTGAACACGACAAGGGACAACTTGTTCAATCGATGGATCGTTTTTTAACTGAAAAAGTTAGCGCCGAACTCGAAGAATTCGCCGAAGACAAGAGACAACTTGTCGCCGAACGCATTGCTTACAAAAGCAAAGTGGTCGAGCATACAGGAATGCTAAACACATTTATTACAGAAGCTGTAGCAAAGGAAATGAAAGAGTTTGCTGCCGAGAAAAAGGCTATGAAGGAAAACTTCAGCAAATTAGAAAACTTCCTATTGAAGCAACTTGCCGAAGAAATTCGCGAGTTCCGTATTGACAAGAAATCCCTTGTGGAACAGAAAGTTAAGATGGTTACCGAAGGTAAGCAGAAGTTACAGGAAACAAAGGCGCAATTTATTAAGCGTGCCGCTCAGATTATCGAGTCAAATATTGAAAAGACTCTACGTACAGAAATTAGTCAATTCAAGGAAGACATTCGTGTCGCCCGCGAGAATGATTTCGGTCGTAAGATTTTTGAAAGCGTAGCAGCTGAATTCATGACTTCGTATCTAAATGAAGGTACAGAACTTAAGAAGTTGCAAGCGGTAGTTGAAGGCAAAAATAAACAACTTGCTTCATTAACAGAATCTGTTAAGAAGAGTAAAGGACTTATGGAAGGGCTTGATACAAAACTAAAAGCTACTCAAGACTTAGTCGAAAGACAAAAAGTTATGAACGAATTACTATCCCCATTATCGAAAGATAAGAAGGGTGTAATGAAAGAGTTACTAGAATCGGTTCAAACAAGGAATTTGCAAGGTGCGTACAACAAGTATTTGCCAAGCGTTCTTAATGAAGCTGTCGAACGTAGACCTGTGGCAAGACCACAGTTGAACGAAGCAACATTGACATCGAAGAATGGTAACAGAGCGGTGGTCGCTCAAAGTGAAACTTCGGAAGATGTTTCAGAATTACAACACATTTTGTCCTTAGCCGGAATTAGAAAGTAATCTAGGAGAAATTATAATGGCAACAAAGCTATTTGAATCAAATTGGGGCGCTACAAAAGAAGCCCTTTTAGAAGGCCTTACAGGAACCCGTCGCCAATCTATGAACGTAGTGTTTGAAAACACTCGTAGATACTTGGCTGAATCGGCAACTGCAGGAGCCACACAAGCTGGTAACATCGCTGTACTTAACAAAGTTATGCTACCTTTAATCCGTCGTGTTATGCCGACCGTTATTGCGAACGAAATCATGGGCGTACAGCCGATGACCGGTCCAGTTGGTCAGATTCACACATTGCGTGTTCGTTATGCGAACTCGGCAGCTGGCGTTACAGCTGGTACAGAAGCACTTGGTCCATTCGAAATTGCTAAAGCATATTCGGGTAACGAAGTTGTTGCTGATCCAGGTGCAGCTTCAACAGCACGTTTAGAAGGTGTTCCAGGTAACAAACTAAGCATACAGATCTTGAAAGAGACAGTAGAAGCTAAGACACGTAAATTGTCTGCTCGCTGGACCTTTGAAGCAGCTCAAGATGCTAATGCTATCCATGGTATCGACATCGAAGCTGAAATCATGCAAGCACTTGCACAGGAAATCACAGTTGAAATCGATCAGGAATTGTTGTTCAAATTGAGCAGCTTGGTTCCAGTCGCACCAACAACATTCAACCAAGCCGCTGTATCTGGTACAGCTACATACGTTGGTGACGAAATGGCTGCTCTTGCAGTTATGATCAACCAACAGGCTAACTTGATCGCAGCTCGTACACGTCGTGGTGCAGCTAACTGGGCAGTTGTTTCGCCAACAGCGTTGACAATTCTTCAGACAGCTACAACATCATCGTTTGCGCGTACCACAGAAGGTACATTCGAAGCTCCTACAAACACAAAGTTTGTCGGTACATTGAACAGCACAATGCGCGTTTATGTTAACCAGTATGCAAGCGACGGCGAGGCAGTTCTTATCGGCTACAAAGGCCCTACAGAAACTGACGCAGCAGCTTACTACTGCCCGTACATTCCGTTGATGAGCGTTGGTCCAGTTATGGATCCACAGACTTTCGAGCCAGTGGTCAGCTTTATGACTCGTTATGGATATTTAGAGCTTACAAACACAGCTAACAGCTTCGGCAACGCTGCCGACTACCTTTCCAAGGTGGGGATAGATTCGGCTACGCTCAAGTTTTATTAATTCGTAAGAATATTTAGAACTGAAAACCCGCCTAGGCGGGTTTTCATTTGACTAAAATATGAGTATGTGCTAAATATACTATCACGTTCAAATGTTTACAGGACCACAATGCACATCATACAACAATTTATTTTAGATACATACAAAGAAAAACCGAAACATTTTACACAAATTCTTAAAAGAAATAAAGACGTATTAGAATATATAAAGTTAAATGTACCTGCCACAATAAATACATTTCTCGAACAATTATATTATGCAGTGTATCGAGAATCTAATATTTGTAAAAACAGTAATATAAAACAGTTAAAAACATTCGTAGGATACACATTTTGTGGTAAAACGGCGGTATGCCGATGCGCTAAAGAATCAGTTAGCAAAAATGTGTCAAATTCTAAGCAGCAATACACTGATAAGGAAAAGGAATATATTAATGAGAAACGAGTAGCTACTACTATATTGAAATATGGCGTTACCAATAACGGTCAGACAGAAATTGCAAAGAATAGACATAATACATTCTACGCAGATGAAACAAAAGTTGCTGATATAACCAGGCAAATAAAAGAAACAAAATTAAAAAATCACGGCAATGAGAATTTTAATAATAGAGAAAAATGTGAGAATACATGTATAGAAAAATACGGTGTAAAAAATACATGGTCACTTACTGAAGAAAAACAAAATCCAAATTTAGAATTATTGCGTGATAAAGATAAGCTGAGCAAATTATTTCCAAGATTATCAGTCACCGAAATTGCCGACACCCACCACTTACACGCTCAGACTGTTTATTACTATCTCAGTAAACACGGGTTCAGAGAACCATACAAATCTACTTTTGAGATAGAAATTGCATATTTTTTAAATTCTCTGGGTATAGTGAATATACACACCAATAAAAGGACAATTATAGGTAAGGAACTTGACATATTTTTACCAGATCATAATTTAGCAATAGAGTACAATGGAATATATTGGCATCACGATAAGATACCACATATTACTAAATCCTATCATCGAGATAAATTTATTTCTTGCGAGGAGAAAGGCATAGAATTATTTACTATATTCAGCGATTCATGGGAAAATAAGAAAGAGATATGGAAAAATAAAATAAAAGCAAAATTAGGCCTTTCTGAAAAAGTGTATGCACGAAACACATCAGTTATTACACTGACACCGGCCCGGACTCGATTAATATTAGACAATAATCATATACAGGGGTATTGTACATCACAATATTGTTACGGATTAAAATACAACGATGAGATAGTTGCGGTCATGACATTTTCAAATAACCGCGTTGGCGTTGGTAAGGATCGTGGTAAAGATACATACGAACTTGTTAGATATGTTACATCTAAACAAGTTGTTGGTGGCGCATCGAAATTACTCAGCCACTTTGTCAAGAATCATGCGCCTAAACAGATTGTATCTTATTCAGATAATAAATATAGTGTTGGTAACCTGTATAAGGTGTTAGGATTTGAGTTAGAAAAAGATAATAATGCCGGATACGGATATTATGATCCATCTTTAAAGAAAATGAATCATAGATATAAATTTGCAAAACATCGATTAGTCGCCGAAGGGTTTGATCGTACAAAAACTGAATTTGAAATTATGGATGAGCGTAGATTTTTAAGAATATGGGACTGTGGCACACGAACATGGGTATTGACAATATAGAAACTCATATTCCGTTCAGCGTGCAATCGCGCCGGAGGATTTTCTATTGATATCTCTTTTCTTTATATCTGATAAATATATAAAACGGTAGGTATAACATGGCCCAGAAAATTTTAGTACAAGACGGAAACATAATATATGCAGCGAGCGATCCTGCATACGATGTTAATTTCGGCGTGAACGGACAAGTAAATGTAACAAAGCAAATTACTGTAGGTGATAACATCGCCGCGCCCGGCTTAATTTCTACTCCGATTGGTAGCGGCGTCCCCGGAACGTCGGGCAGTAATTAATATAGGATACTAATATGAAAATTGACAACCCAGAAATCAGTGTAGTAAATAACATAACAGGAACAGCAACAGGGTTGACTTCTGGCAGCGCAAACGCGCTAAAGAGCGCTACAACTGACGTAAACACATCAGTAGGTGCTGCACCTACTGTTGGCCAAGTGTTAACCGCTACATCAGGAACAGCGGCGACATGGCAAACAGCTGGTGGCGGCGGCGGCGGCTCACCTGGTGGCTCAACAACTCAAGTTCAATACAACAACGCAGGTGTGTTTGCGGGTTCTGCAAATATGACTTTTAGTGGCACTGTACTGACACTTGCCAATAGCGCAGTTATTCAGGGAGTAACGGTAGGAAAAGGCGCTGGAGCAATAACGACTAACACCGCAGTGGGTTCGGGTGCTTTGAATGCCAACACCGGTGGCACTCAAAACACTGCCTTTGGGATGGACGCACTCCGCGATAACACCTCAGGCGGCAACAACACTGCTATCGGGAAGGACGCACTCTACTCCAACATCGGTGGCGTCAGCAACACTGCTATCGGGATGCAGGTGCTCTACAGAAGCACCGGTGCACACTACAACACAGCCGTCGGCCAGTACGCACTCTTTAATAGCACCGACGGTGCGGCAAACACAGCCATCGGGTATGGCGCACTCCAGAACATCACCACGGGCAGCGGGAACACATCAATTAACCCATTAAATTCAGGCGGTGGTCCCTTACCAGTATTCAACCCAACTACTCAAGACAATCGTTTTTGCATGGGTTCGACTGGAGTCACCAATGCCTACATCCAAGTCGCTTGGACGGTGGTATCAGATGCACGTGACAAGATTAACTTTGCGCCTGTGCCGCATGGCCTTGAATTTGTCAAAGCACTGCAACCCACGGCGTATCAATTCCGCACTGCACGGGACTCTGAAGAGACCAATGGCGGTGTGCGATATGGCTTTAAAGCTCAAGACGTATTGGCACTTGAGGGTGCTAACCCTGTCATCGTTGACAACGAAGATGCAGACAAACTGCGCATGATTGATACCGCGATGATCCCTGTACTTGTCAAAGCTATTCAAGAACTGAATGCAAAATTTGACGCTTATGTTTTAACCCACCCTTGAAAGTAACCCATGATTATCGAAACTACCCCTGAGCAAATCGCAAAGAACTACTCCGCAGCTATGGACAGTGTGAACCTGATTAACGCGCTAAAAACAAAACTTGCTTTAAATGCCGAAGAAACAGACCGCTTGGCACGCAATCAAGAGCATCTGGCGATCATGCTGGCTAAGGATTATTGGACGACGGAAAATTTAATCCCGCTACAAGACGCTGTAATTGTGTCTGAAAAAGATTAACAAAGAGATTTGTATTTACAGTTTAATAATTGGAGTAGTTTATGTTTCCTATCACAGCCTTACTTGAAGTCGGTGCCAAGCTTATAGATAAGCTAATACCGGACCCTGAAGCTAAAGCACATGCACAACTAGAGCTAGCATGACTATGGCCGGTTATTACCAAATCCAAAGCACCCATGACAGATTATGAAAAATGGTCCGGAGTAGCAGCAATATCTGCATCGTTAGTGCCACCAGTTACTGCATAATAACAAGCAACTGCTCCAGCTGACATAAATATGAGCTCAATGAAAACCATACCTCAACTCATACCCATTAGCAGTGCTCAACACTTTCCAGTATATCTGGACTATTCCTCTACCACTCCAGTTGATACCAGAGTAGCTGACAAAATGTGGCCTTATTTGTGTGAACAATTTGGCAACTCTGCCAGCCGCAGCCACGCCTTTTGATGGAATGCAGAAGCTGCTGTGGAACAGGCCAGAACAGCCGTGGCAGACCCAATTGGTGCAGATCCACGCGAAATTGTCTGGACCAGCGGCTCTAACTGCCTGAGTTACCAATTCGCTAAAAACCAAACGACTACAGTAAATGTATCTGCATCAACTGCACAAAAAATCGGGCAGGTACTAACGGCTCAAGTTCTAAAAGTGTTACTATAACCGTTGATGAAAGCAGTGAAATCACCGAAATCTCCGAACAACAAATTGATATAGACGGCGGCGAATTTTAGTATTATCAAAATTTATCCGAATTTGCTAAATAAACTTGAACGGTGGGTTTCTGATAAATAACAAAGCAAAAAGGAATAACATGGCAATTAGAAAATCAATATTAATGATGACTAATACTGGCACGCAATGGAATGTCGTAGGTGAGCCAATTAGGGGCGATGCTTATTACGGTTACACAGACGGAATTCATACAGTACAAGTAGTTTATCAAAATTTTGTAGGCGGTTTCGGCCTGCAAGGAACTCTTGCCTTAGACCCGAAACCCGAAGATTGGTTTTGGATTAAAGTAAATCCAGACGGTGATGTAAATACACAGTTTATCCCATTCCCAGTTGATCCGTATGCACCTACCGGAGCTAACGGCGGAGACACAGGATCACTGGCAATTACGTTTATAGGAAACTTTGTTCTCTTAAGGGCAGTAATTTCCAGAGATTATATTCAACCACCAGTTAACACTTCGTGGGGAGCATGGCAATGGGGTCAGATAGATAAGGCTTTGTTGAGCTTATAAGGGAACATTATGATTGTAGGACAAAATTCATTATTAAATCAATATGTACCGGCATTCTTTATAAAGAATTTAACGGACGGCCAGAGCCTTCGTTACGACTCGGTGAAGAAAACATTCGTAAATGTGGATTTTATAGGTGTTGAGAGGCTAGGACAATTGCTGGATGTATCGAATACAGTAGATGATCCAATGACATTGCAAAATGGGCAAGCACTAATTTACAACTCATTTACTACATTATGGGAAAATAGGTTTATTTTACCCGATCAAGTAGGTCACGCCGGCGAAGTGCTAACAACTGACGGAACCACGTTGTCTTGGATTGCTGTAGCTGGTTCGGGAACTGTTACATCTGTTGCTGCAACAGGTTCCAACGGGATTACTGTATCAGGCTCGCCCATTACGGGAGCCGGCACATTAACATTTAGCCTCGGTGCAATTACTCCTACTTCTGTGGCTGCATCAGGCACAGTTACTGGTTCTAACCTCTCTGGCACAAATACAGGCAACAATTCAGTTAATACATTGTATTCTGGTTTGGTCACTAATGCCACTCACACAGGCGACGCAACTGGTGCAACAACATTGACACTTGCAACTGTTGCAACAGCAGGTACTACTGGCTCAAGTACAGCTATTCCAGTTATTACAATTAATGCAAAGGGATTAACTACTGGTATTACTACAGCAGCAGTAGTTGCACCCGCAGGAACATTAACTGGTGCAACATTGGCAGCAGGTGTTACTGCATCTAGTTTGACAAGTGTCGGTACTATCACCACTGGCACCTGGAGCGGGCTGTTTGGTGCAGTATCTGGTGCCAATTTAACTACATTAAATGCATCCAATCTATCATCTGGCACAGTACCTAATGGTAGACTTTCTGGTTCTTATACTGGTATTACATCGGTTACATCGACTACATTCGTCGGTGCATTAACTGGAAATGCAACTACTGCAACTACAGTTACTAATATAGCAGGCGGCACTGCAAATAAACGCCCATATCAGACAGGTGCAGGCGCCACAGCGTTTTACTCCAGTGCCAACTACGGAGTTACTACGACGAGCGCGATTGGTGTACCGTCTACTATTGCAGGCGCAGCCGGCGTATTACAAGGTTCTGCATCAGCCATTCCTGCATTTACAACAACACCAACATTAACTGGGACAAACTTTACCGGTATTCCAAATGCCGGTTTGACAAACAATTCGCTAACAATCGGATCAACAAGTGTTGCATTAGGTGCAACATCGCTTACATTAGCTGGTCTTACTTCGGTTACATCGACAACATTCGTTGGTGCATTAACTGGTACTGCAACTACTGCAACTACTGCAACTACAGTTACTACTAATGCTAACCTAACTGGCCCAGTAACATCAACTGGTAATGCAACTGCAATTGCAGCAGGCGCTATCTCAAATACAATGCTGGCAAATGGTGCAGTGGCAAACTTGTCCGGCACAAATACTGGCGACAATTCAGTCAATACATTATATTCTGGTTTGGTCACTAATGCCACTCACACAGGCGACGCAACTGGTGCAACAACATTGACACTTGCAACT